AACAAAGGAGCCATTCAAAATGTCAGAAGCAGCAACAATAGAGATCAGCCAGCTAGCCTCAGAAGTCCAATCCCGAATAGCAGCCTTAGAAGCTCTCTTCGAAGACTCTCTTGTCAATGAGATGGATTCCTTGAAGATCTGTCTAGTAGAGAATCCTTCAGCAGCAGCTCTTCTCAAAGACGAAGACGTGGGCCTTCTTGTAAAAGCCTTGATGCGTACTGTCACAACTGCTGTGGCAGAAGCTATCGCAGGTAAAGAGAAGAAGCCCAAGAAGGATGCCAAGAAGCAATTCTCTCAGGCTGAGATGGACGCAGCCCTTGCAGCAGAAGGACTCTGAGCCTCTAATCAAAAACAAGGAGAAAAGAAGTGAGCCGTCAAAACAAACAACGCAATAAACGCGCACAACAACAGAAGCAAACAGGCAAGAAGCCTGCGAAGAAATCATGAGCAGAAGCTTCCGACTCTCAGACTCTTCCCTCAAGTCTCTCCACACTTGTGAGCGTATGTATCAGCTAGATCGTCTGCTGACAACCCAAGAGGCAAAGAGAGACTTCCCAGCTACTATTCTAGGTAAAGCCTGGGGTATTGGCATTGCTTCCTATGCTGTCTCTCAGGACTTCGACAAAGCTCTCTATGATCTTTGGCTAGCCTATTCTCCGAAATTGGAAGATGCCAAGCGTACAGAAGCAGTCTGTGCTAATCTCCTAAGAGCAGCTGTCCCTGCTATGGACTTGCTTCTACAGGATTGGGAAGTCTTAACCTTTGAAGGAAAGCCAGCTGTTGAACTAGGTTTCCGTCTCAATATAGATTCTTCCTACTACTTTGTAGGCTATATGGACTTTGTCATGCGTAACCGTTGGACAGGGCGTTCCGCAGTCTTTGATGCTAAGACTACAACTTTGAACTTCCAAGACCTAGCACCTGCCTATCAGAATAGCCCTCAGCTCATTGGCTATAGCATTGTCTTGGATCAGATAGTAGGAGCCTCGCAATCCGAGTATGATGTCTGTTACTTCTCAGGCAAGCTAGGCTCTGGTAATGGCTTCTCTCCTGAGATCAAGCCCTACTTCTTCCCCAAGACTCTTCAAGACAGACTGCAATGGTTTATCAGCTTGGGTATGGATGTCAATCATCTTAAAGAGATGGCATCCTTAGGAATCTATCCTATGAGAGGAGAAAGCTGCATTCAGTTCATGCGCCCTTGCAAGCACTTCGGAGTCTGTCAGCTACATAGCTTCGATCAGCCAGCCTCAGAAGAGCCAGACCTTCAGGAGTATCAGTTCGTCTATCAGCTTGAAGATGTTATAGCAGACCATATCAAGAGGATCTCAGCATGAGCCTAGCAGAAGGAACCAAACACGACGCTGAGAAGCCTCGCATGGATCTTCTAGACTCTTATTTCCTAGAAGGGGTAGCCTCTGTTCTTACATTCGGAGCTAAGAAGTACAGTGCTCACAATTGGCGCAAAGGAATCCCTCTCAGTCGCTTAATAGCAGCAGCCTACAGGCATCTGGGAGCCTTCAATTCAGGCGAGGATCTTGACCCTGAAAGCAATCAGAATCATCTCTTTCATCTAGGCTGTTGTATTATGTTCGCAGCCTGGACTCACAAATTCAAGCCTGAGCTTGATGATCGCTACAAATTTAACAACGCAGATAACACAAACCAAGGAGCTTAAAAATCATGATCACAACAATCTACAAAGTAGCAGGCGACAGCAATGAGTACCTCAGCGAGCAAGAAGCTCTCGTAGCAGAGACTATTCAGAAGCTTCCTGCCTCTTATCTCTCAGCTGGAGAGAAGATGGAAATAGCAGAAGCTATCTGCAAGAAGTATCTCTTGATCCCGATCCCTTTGGAAGTTAGTCAAGATCCTGTTCCTTGGGCAGAAGAGGCATGAAGCTCTCTGACCTAGCAGCTGCTTCGCATAATGCAGCCAAGGATTCCAACCATGCTATCTTGATCTACGGCGATAGCAAGACAGGAAAGACTCGCTTTGTAGGAACAGCAGCAGAGATTCCTGAGCTTGAGCGTATCTTCTGGATAGACCTAGAGAATGGCTCAGACACCTTGCTTCATATGGGCCTCTCTCCAGCAGCTCTTGCCAAAGTAGAACTCATCAAGATACAAGATACTAGGGAGACTCCCAGAGGCTGTGAGACTATCCTCAAGATGATGAGTTCTAAGACTGACATCAAGATCTGTGAGGAGCATGGCAAGGTAGCCTGTCTTGAATGTCAGAAAGCTTCCAAGCCGGAGATCCTCTTCAACCTCAAGAGTCTGACCAACAAAGATCTTGTCGTCATAGACTCAGGCTCTCAGCTAGGAGACTCTGCCTTGGCTATGGCCTGTGCTGGCAAGCCAGTAGAATACAAAGCCCAGACTGATGACTGGGGTACTATGGGCAAATACTTAGGAGATATCTTAGGTGTTATCCAGCAAGCAGCCTTCACCAATTTTGTTGTGATAACTCATACGATGGTAGTAGAAGAAGAGATCAATGGCGTCAAGAGAGACAAAGTTTTTCCATTGATAGGAACAAAGAACTTCTGCAGCAAGTGCTCTAAGTATTTCGGAACCGTTGTATTCCTAGAACTCAAGCTAGGTAAGCATAGCGGTGGCTCAGCCTCTACCTACAAACCGAACCATATCACTGGAAGCCGTCTCAACGTGGCTATTGAAAGCAAGAAAGAAGCTACTATGAGAGACATCCTTATTGACGGAGGAATTATTCGGACATGAAACTAGAAAACAAAAGCCTGCTAGCTGCGCAGATAATGGCTATAGTAGGACTACATAATCTTTCAGATAAAGCTTTAGGACTTGTAACAGCAAGGAAAGAAGCAAAGAAGCCTAATCCTTCACGAGAGGAAGCAGCAGAAGCAAAACGCCTACGCAAGCAGGCGCGTAATATCAAGAACGCTCAAAAGCAAACTCAACGCAACTCAAACCACTAAGGAAACAATAGCCATGAACGCACCTGACGCAAGCAAGAAAGCAACCCTCGACCTCGGCGCTATGATGGATCAGTCTCTGGATGCTATTCCAGAAGCTCCTGACTTCAACAACCCGCCTGCTGGCCTCTACAAGCTGGAACTGAAAGAAGCCAAGGTCGACAAGTATAGCACCAAGAAGGAGCCTGACGTAGAGAAGCAGCGTCTGAAGATCCTTTACAGTGTCGTTAGCACTGTAGAAGTCGCTGGCAAAGACGCTCCTGTTCCTGATGGCAGTATGTTTTCGGAGACTTTCCAAGCTACTGAAGAAGGTCTTGGCTACTTCAAGAAGCGTATCAAAGAAGTCATGAACGTCTCTGATCTGGCAGGCGTTAGCTTGGCTGACATGATGACCTCTGCCAAGGGTACGCAATTTGATGCTCGCATCACTATCCGTGTCACGAAGGGTGAGAACGGTCAGGACTACGAGAATGTCAATATCCGTGTAGTAGCACCCCGCTAAAAGCGGTTAGGCGCTAAAAGACTAGGGCTTCTCTCACAAAGAGAGGCTCTTTTCTTTTGACTTCTACAAACCAAAAGGAGAACAGCATGGAAGTTATATCAACAACTAATAAAGAGAAGCTTGCCAAAGTTGTAGAATACTTGGTAATCTCAGACAAGAACTCCAAGGTTCTTCTCTCCACCCATGACTACATAGAAGCCAAGGCTCTGAGCAGCAAGATAGCTCAGGCTGGTGGCTCTTCTACTGTCTTTAAGAGCATCCGCTAAGATCATGAGAATTTTGGTCAATTATGACAAAGCCGAACAAGGCTATCTGTCTATCCTCCAATGGCATCTAAAGAATAAGAACATAGAAGCCATAGCAACAGCATCAGTCCTTGACATAGGCACTTTGATGCAGAAGGCTGCTTCCTGTAAAGCTGAGGCCATTCTCTGCTGCAATCCCTGGACTCTTAAGAATCTAGTCCCAGGAGATAAGCCTACACTTGATGACTATAGAGGCTCTGTTCTCAGGTATGAGTTCCCAGTCGTAGTAACTAACAGCTTGGCTCATACTCAAAGCATCGACCATGGAAGCTGGCTCCTCGGCCTAGATATAGAGAAGCTCAAGACTGCTCAGCAGAAACCAATCCCCTTTGAATACAAAGTCCTTGAGAACAGCCTTGACTTCCTAGAAGCAGAGACCTTCCTCTCCTCTTGCGTCCTAATCTCTTACGATATAGAGACCAAGACCTATGGAGGAACCTCTGATAAAGAGTACAAAGAAGGAGACTGGTCAGAGAAGATGCCAGAAGCTGGTGACACTTTAATAACTTGTGTAACATGGTGTGGCCTTCATAAGAATGGAACAATCCGAAGTTTCGTCTTACCTTTTATTGACTTTGATGTTACTCATTGGCTAGAGGAAACCAGCTATGCGGAAGCAATCCTTCTCCTTCGCCGTATCAATGCTTTGGATATTCCCAAGGTTATGCATAACGGTATGTACGATTCTACCCATAGCCTCTGTTATCATGGAGAGCCCCGACACTGGACTCTGGATACTATGGCCCTTGCTCATTCTGAGTTCAGTAGCCTGCCTAAGTCTCTGGATTTTGTAGCATCCATCTATCTACCAGACTACATCCAATGGAAGAATGAAGCCTCTTCCTCCTCGAAGCAGAAAGACATCCAATCCTATTGGGGATATAATGCAAAAGACGGATTCTATACCCTCCGAATCTGTATCGAGCAGCTCAGGCGTTTGCCTCCGTACGCTCGTACAAACTACGCTAAGCAATTTCCGATGGTCTATCCCAGTCTCTATTGTAACTTTGAAGGATTCCAAGTTGATCTTCAAGTTAGAAATACACTGCGAGCGGCTGCGCTAACAAAGAAAGAAGAAGCCTTGCAGCGCATCCAGACAATGGTCTCTAATTCTGACTTTAATCCTGGAAGCTGGCAGCAAGTAGCCATTATCATCTATGATATCTTCGGTGCAACTGATCCTAAGATAGGCTGGAAGAAAGATCCAGTTACTAAGAAGAAAACCAAAGCTACTAGGGGGACAGATGAAAAGAATCTTAAAGCCGTCGGAGAACAACATCCTCTACTTCTACGAATTACAGATGCTATTATCTCATATAGGGAACAACAGAAAGCGATTGGGACTTACTTCGATTTCTCACTTAAGAATGGTAGACTCCTCTGGGCTCTCAACCCTTTTGGAACCGATACCAATAGGATGGCTTGTACAGGATCTAGCTTCTGGTGTGGAACTCAGGTGCAGAATATCCCACCCTATGCGAAGGGGATGCTTATTGCAGATGCAGGATTTGAGCTTATGGAAGCAGACCAAAGCCAGTCCGACGCTAGGGGCACGGCTTACTTATCTCAAGACCTTACGCTTATCGCAGCCCTTGAAGCCAAAGACAAAGACTTCTACAAATCTCTTGGCACTCTCTTCTTCGGAATCCCTTATGAGAATGTAACCAAGGACTTCCGCAATGCTGTCCTAAAGAAGATCGTTCATGGTACTAACTTCATGATGGGAGCAGCCACCTTCGTAGAGAATGCTGGAGTACAGAATCTCCTCATTGGCGCTTCTGTCCTAGGAACCAAGGTAACAATGAAAGCCAAGCCAGCAGCTGGTGAAACTAGTATCAAAGCCTTTGCAGAGCAGCTACTTGAAAGCTATCATCGCCCATTCAACAGAGTCCGTATGTGGTATCAGGAGGTCAAGAGTGAAATACGATCCACGCATCTTCTTAAGAGTCCCAGTGGTCATACTCGCTACTTCTTTGGTGATATTGACAAGAAGTATCAGATCTTTTCCTCCGCAGTAGCTCATGGCCCTCAACATCTCACAGGCGCAGTTCTCAATCGTGGATTCTGGAAGATTTGGAAGCTACAAAAAGCGAATCCTACTACGCTACGAATGAAAGCTCAGATTCATGACAGCTCTTTGCAGCAGTATAAGATAGAAGAGAGAGGAATCTATGTTCCCACTGTCTTAGAAGCTATGAAGAATCCTATCACAATCCACAAACGTATCCTCTCTATTCCAGTAGATTACAAACTAGGCACAGACTGGGGCAATATGAAGGAATACAAATGAGCCCAACAAACAAAGACTTCTCTCCTCTTGAGTGTGATCCTCTTTTATCCTTTCATAAGAGTGTGTCCAGTGAAGCTCAGGATGGAGAGAAGCCTCTGACAGTCGCAGCCCTAAAAGCTAAT